TGCGCTCATTAGAAGCTCACTGTATCACCGTAAACACGGATGTCCACAGTAGAGTTAGCAACCGCTGTGTTTACAACTACAAACAAGGCTTGGACGTTATAGCCATTCAATGTAGTCGTTGTGCTGTACGGGCTGGCAATTGTCAAATCTTGATAAGTGCCCGTAGTAGTCAAATTGCTCAAAACAGTGGCGGCTACAACAGCATTGCTGGTGTTACCGTCATTGGATGTCAAGATGGAAATGTTGGCTGTGCCTACGTTACCACTTGGGTTTTGAACTGTGACCCTGCGAGCAATTACAGAACCCGAGTTCTGAACAGAAGCCCCTTTTGTGAGGCCTCCGCTGAGAATCGGGATAGTGATAACTGCGTTACCTGTACTGCCAAGCGGCACTTGCGTAGCCGTACCAATGGCGTAATTGCCAAAGCTACTCGCCGTATTTTGTGCGACTGAATCTGCGCTTGACATGGCAACTCCTTAACTGTTGTAAGTACCGCTGGCGTTTTGACCGCCGTTGGTAGCGTACAACGTGATGGTAGGAGTGCCGGACAATACGTTGGCACGGAAGTTAACGCCGTCAGAGAAAATCACACCGCTAGTGTTGTTAGCCAACGAAACCACCCATGTTGGGGAGGCAATGTTGTTAGAGGTGTTCATCTCGATGGTGACGTTAGCGGTAGCCAACATTTGATACCAGCCAGCAGGGATGGTGGCGGTAGCATTGCCCAGAGATTGCGTCTGGATAAACGCACCTGGGGTGTTGGTAGAGGCATTCGCCAGTAAGATTTTGTTAGATGATAATGACATGATTTAACTCCTTACAGAGAGAGGTAGTTGTAACCCGTCACCTTGGTCATTGCTTTTGGCTTGACGTTCACCAATTCGGCAATCATCAAAACAGCACCAACATAACCAATTTGCCAGTTAGGAAGTGTGGACTCAAAGCCCGTAAACACAAACGAACCTTGCTCGTGGATGTACAGAGACAAGTAGTTAGTGTTCAGGAAGTACACAGTACCTTCTGGGCAATATGGGTCTGGGTAGATTGGGACACCAGCAACCATCAGAGCGCGGAAAGCAGCTTGAGGGCCGTTGGAATCGGAATCAAAACCGGAACCAGGGGTGATGACATATTGTTCTTGACCAACAAAGTCTTGAGCCAACAATGTCCATGTACCAAAGCCGCAAACACCGAACGAAGGCATCTCTGCACCGTTCTTCACAGTACCGGAGATGTATTGCAGAATGTTCTGACGGGTTGGGTTGACACCACCAGCGGCGTACTGCTTGGACTTCCACCATGTGTAGGTGTTACGGTTGATGTTACCGTAGGTAGCCAAGGTTGTGCCATCGTCAACAGCACCGGGCAAACCGATGAATTGTTGAGTGTTGGTTGTGTTGTTGTACAAAGCGGTTGCCATTGCATCCATCATCACGTTGGTAGCATCGTTCATACGAGCTTCAATCAACGGAATAATGGCGGCATCTTGCTGAACTGCGCCTTCCATACCGAGGAACGGTACAGGAGAAATCATCAGTTTCAGGTCATATTCAGCGTTGTAAGCACCTTGCTGGACTGACGGCTGAGCGAACGAGCCGCTGTAGTCAGACCATTGTGCGTTCACAAACTGTGCGCCTTGAACGGGAACGGTTACAGAAGAAACACCGCCGCTGGCTTGCTGACTGTTAGCAATCAGTGCTGCCATCAAAGGTGTTGAGTTATAAAGCTGGACAACCAGCTTGGGAATAAAAGCTCTACGAGTTACATAGGTCAGTTCATTAAACTGGGATGACCCTGTAGCTGGTAGGATGCCGCCGCCAATAGCCATAAGGCCTCCTTACGAACGTGTAGAAAAGAGAATTTTCATTCTCGCCAATACCCTCTTACAACCCAATAGGACGTTGCGGTTTACGCAAGTCCCTGAGTGCATTCGCCGCTTCATCACGGGCAGCGTTTACCGGATTCTTCCAATACTTGCCCAAGTCGAACTGCTTGACTGCGGAGGGGTTGTATCCGGAAGGGGTAGGTTCTGCTGCCTGTTTCATCCACTGGTGAAACTCTGCTGCTGTTTCGTGATTGGTGATACCACGCTCCAGCATAACTTTTTCTACGTCCTTGATTTCGTCTTCGTTGGCAATCAAACCTTTTTTCATCAAGGATTGACGGCGCTTTTGAAGCTCCTCAACAGCATCACGTTCCCGCAGTTTGGCTTCTAAGGCTTGCACACGCTGTTCAGACTGAGATACAGCCTTGTGTGTGAAGTCTTCCATGTCAAGCTCGGGGATAGGCAGGTCTGGTTTGACCTGTTTGGTCATACGCAAAAACTGCTTACGAGTTGCTGGATTTTCCGCAAGTTGCTGAGCCAAAGCTGCAAGCTCATCACGGGCTTCTAAGGAGACGTTTTCAAGTGACATAAATTACCCTCTGTTGTCGAATTAGATGACTTTTTTGCCGTCACCAGGCTTTTGAACAGCCATGCCAGTTTTGCCAACTTTGTTAGGGGCGTTTAAGCCACCGAGTTGGGAGAAACGTGGGGTGTTGGTAATAACGCCGTGTTGCTGATTGTTGTCAGTGGGGCGGCGAGGTGCGGCTGCGCCGCGAGGTTTGAACAAGTCCATGATAGTTCCTTACATAGGGGGAGGAGTTGGTGCGCCGCCTTGCGGAGGCATACCAGGAATCGGTGCTTGTGAAATCGCCCTGCCCTCAGGGGATGCACCACCGGCTTGAGGAAGGGTCTGGAGCATCTGGAGAATTTCAGATTGCTGAAGTTCGTTTGTTTTGTTCTTGCGTGGCCCCATAACGCCGGTCAGTGAGCGTATGGCGGCTAGAGCTTTCTGTCCCTCTTCGCTTTCAGAGCCAAGAGCAGGCAGAGATTGTTCGATCAAGTCCATTGCCATACCCAAGTTAATCATGGCAGCTTCTTTGCTGCCCATTTTGGGTTCTGGTGTGGACATGGGGGATGCCATCGGAGGAGTTTCGGAGTCTGACATTGCGCCAGGAATGCCTCCGGGAGTGTTGCTAGGCATAGAAATACCGGATGGAGCGCCCATACCCGCAGATCGGGGGTTACGCATCAATTCCATCAGTTTGTCTTGCGGGACAGCCATAAAAACTCCTTTGGTGCGTTTGTAACCACTTACAAACAGCTTGTCAACAGGCGAAGGGCATTTTAATTCAGCCCTCCAAAGAATTTTAACGGTCAAACCGCAATTAACGAGGGTTACCCCCCGTTAATTACTTGCGGCTCTTACGACCTTTACGTGCTTTACGCATAGTCTTCTCCATAGTTAGAGGCGGCGACCTATTTGACGGGAAGGAAGCCACACCCGATTCCTGGGGGGAATTACCGGCGAGTCTTGCGACCGCGCTTGTGTGCTTTGTACATAATGAACTCCGAAGTTATTTGCGAGCGTAATCCCTTTGACTGCGCCCACTTGAGGTTTTAATCCCTTGCGTGCGATATGTCAAGCTAGGTGATTGCTCACCACGAGATAATTCTTTTGTCGTGACTTTGGGCTGGTCAGCCTTGGGGGTTGCGTTTTTAACTGTTGCCATCATCCCACCTTTTTCAGTTCAGGTTTACCTTCTGGTTTAGGAGCCGCTTGCTTTTGCTCTGCCTGCTGCTCTTGCTGTTTTGCTTGCTTTTCTTCCATCTTTTTCAAACGGTCTTTGAGCAATTGTTTCATTGGAGGCTCAAGCAAGTCAAGTAGTGATTCTTTGTCGATGACCTGGGCTTTGAATAAATTGAATGCAAGCTGGCGTAAGTCTTCCATAAAGATGGGCGAGTTAGAGTGGGCATCCACCTTCACTACAAAGTCTTTAGTGAATTGCTCAGGAATGAACTTGTGCCCGTTCACATCTGTGAAGTGCGTGTTGTCGTAGAGTTGCATGGCTTTCAGGTACAGCGTAGCCAACTTCTCTAGGCTGTCCTCGATAACCAGCGCACGTTTCTTTGCACGTGATGAACCCAAGCGGGCAAGCTGAGAAGCGTGACCAGAGGAGCGAACACCTGACTCGCCCTTGCCCTGCAACACAGAAACAATGCCAGATGCCTCTTCAAACATGGCATCAATTTCCCCGATTTCTTTGAATAAATCAGGAGGAATTTGCGGTGCAATCTTCTCAACTTTTGCGTTAGGCATGTCAGTGGCAAGCAAACCACCAGCACGGTTAAGCGCAAAGTTCTTCTCGTCCAGAATGCCAGTAAAGCCGATGAGTGCTGTAGGGGGAGAGACTTGTTTGCTCAGCAGATCGAGAATCTCAGCCATGCGTTTGTTACGCAGTTGCTGGAGGTAGACCAGACGCTGAACTTCAGAGCCGCCCCAGAAGTAGTCATACAGCGGGTTAGGGGCAATTTGCACAAAAGGCAGTTCACCTTTGATGAACACAGACTCACCTGGGCGGTCATAAATGATGACGTCAGGGTCTGCTTTTGTTACGACCTGATAGTCTTGAATGTCATCGTTCCAGACCCACAGTTCTGTCATCTCTACAGTGTCTTCTGCCACCGTTGCTTTGTAGCGGTTGCCGCCAGCCAAATCAAGGTTGACGTTACCGTACATGGTGGGGTTGGACTGCGAAAGGATGATGCGCTCAATACCGTTGGCAATGTCTGTGCGTTCGTGAGGCATAGAGCCAACACGCCGGACAATCTCTTCACGCTTGGGGTGTGAATACAGACGAGCAAGCAATTCAGACTTGGTGATGTAATAGGTATGGACTATCGCTTCTTGCCTGTCCATATACGGCGTATCTTCACGCAGTACGCCTATGCAAGAAGGCTCAACAAGGTAAGGATGCAGACCGTTGTTGATGACGAGCTTAACAAAGCAGGAGTTGTAGCACAGCGCCCAAGTGGTTGCTGCCGAGAAAACCTGGTCAGCGTTGGAGTTGAGCCATTCATCATTGAGCGCACGAGTCAGCGTGGGAACTTTCATGTTCTCCTGGTCGGGAACAGCCGCGCCTAGCTGGATGCTGAAACGGGTTGTCTCTGCGGAGTAGAGGAACGAGGTGAGCTGGTCAATGTGAGGAAAGATTTTGTTGTACAGAGCCGGAGCTTCATCCGGCCCGTTGCCAAACAAATACCAACTTCTCAGGGAGCCGTAATCAACTTTACGTTCTTCACGAGACACCAAACACTTTTGTATCAGGTCAAGATAAAATTCTTCACGGTCTTGAGAGTTGGACGGGATTCTCATGGCTTGCTTACCTGTAAGTTTTCGTGGTCAGGGATGTAACTGGCTGGCGCTGGCCCTGTCAAATTACCTGCTGACTTGGGGTTAATTCCAACAGATTCTCCATTAACAGACTTAAATTGTCCACCCATAACGGATTTCATGTTGATATTGCCGCCGCCGCCCCAGATAGCGGCGTCTCCGGGTCGTGATTGTTTGTTTTGGGCTTCCATAGCCTCTGTTGCTTCAGCAAACTGCTTGTCAGTAAGCTGATTGTTGCGTTTCATGTAGCCTGTTTGATATTCACCCTCTCTGGTGGTCTTGATGTCGGTCATATCGTAGTCAATGGCTAGTTGCTTGACTGTTTTGTCCGTTTTTTTGGTTTTGTCGGACTTCATGCCCACAGGTTTGAGGTGAATGATGGAAATTGGGGCGCTGCAATGCTTCATGGGGCAATTAGGCTCCCATGCCTCAAAGATTCCGTGTGATTCGCAGTAATAGTCTCTCA